CCAACGCGGACGGATAACACGAAATCCTGCGAACTGGCAAAACCTAAGTGAATAAAAGTAAAAACCCCGTTTGTTGGCAGCAAGCGGGGTTTTGTGTTTCTGACCTTGGATAAGGCAAGGGAGAAATTATGGTGAGGGAGGTGCTTTCCCTGTGAGGAAGTATAAAAGATTCTTTCTGAGGTTGTCCATTATGAAAGGCATTGAAGTGGAGACGCCAGCCAGTCTGGATTTAACAAGAGCGGCAGCTTTTGCCATTCGTATTATAGCCATTGCTGTTCTGATCTGGGCAATCCGTTGGTGGTGAAATGAACCGCGTTCTGTGTGTGGTCATCATTGCTCTGCTGGTGGCCTGTGGTGCGCTTAGTCTGGGGCTGAATCATTACCGCGATAACGCCATCACTTACAAAGCGCAGCGCGATAAAAAAGCCAGAGAGCTGGAGCTGGCAAACGCAACCATTACTGATATGCAGGTGCGCCAGCGTGATGTTGCTGCGCTCGATGCAAAATACTCGAGGGAATTAGCCGATGCGAGAGCTGAAAATGAAACTCTTCGCGCTGACGTTGCCGCTGGTCGTAAGCGCCTGCGTATCAACGCCACCTGTCCAGGTCCCGTGCGTGAAGCCACCGGCACCGCCCGCGTGGATAATGCAACCGGCCCCCAACTGGCAGACACCGTTACACGGGATTATTTCACCCTCAGAGAGCGGCTGATGACGATGCAGAAGCAACTGGAAGGGGCGCAGGAATATATCCGTACTCAGTGCATTAAGTTGTCTTTTTATTATCCGGAAGATATATGAAGAAATTACTGGTAACCGTAAAGCCTTTTCAGGGAACAATTCCGTTCCGTATTTTGCAGCGTGGTCGTGTTCTTGTTGAAGGTTCGTTCAGTGGTAAATGTACGCAATTACACTCCCGGACCTTTCAGGTGAATGCCACGAATGAAGAGCTAACCGTTGAGTATACGATGAATGCCGCTAAATGCCGCATGGTATCCGCTGCATTACAGCCAGTGTGTTGAGCGACCTTATTATTCATGCGCGGTATTGTCGCCGTATTCCTGCATTAACAGAGACCGCAGCCCGACCGGGAGACTCCTCTGCGCGAGTGTGCGGGGATAATCAAAAACGATACACACCGGGGTTTACCGCGTTAACGGAGCGCGGCGTTGTCCCCTCATAGTCGCCTGTCCGGTGCGATGGTGGAAGAAACCGGACTACATTAAAAATGATAATCATTATTATTTTGCGGGTCCTCCTGGTGGGATGGGCCTGAACACGGGGCGGGCGGCGCGGAAAAAGGCGCATTTTTTGATTTTTATGGCACCATCACCACCAGTGTAAATCATTGATATATATCATAATAAAAATTTTTAGTGTCGAAGTTGATTGTTTTTTGTTCATCACTGGCGTGTATTTACATAATTTTCAGGGGAAGTTATGGATCGTGAATTAAAAAATCTGCATCTGAATATTTCCCAACTGGCTGCATTATCCGGTGCTCATCGACAGACTGTCGCGGCTCGGGTAAAAAACATAAGCCCAGCCGGTGGTCATGAGAGCAATCTCAAACTGTACCGACTGACAGATATCCTTGCCGAGCTGATGAAAGCTCCTCTGCCTGTAGATAACGAGGAAATGGATCCTCATGCGCGTAAAGCATGGTACCAGTCAGAACGTGACCGACTGAAATTTGAGCAGGAAACCGGTCTGCTCGTGTCAGTCAGTGATGTCAGGCGGTCCTTTTCTGTCGTGGTGAAAGCGATAGTTCAGGTACTGGAAACCTGGCCTGACCGGCTGGAGAGGGACAGGGGGTGGACCGCATCACAACTGAATGAAGTACAGATTGTGGTTGATGAGATCCGCGACACACTGGAAAAGGCAGTCATTGACTGTTGTGATGAGGCCGATATGTGAATCAGGTGAACGAGAGCCATAGCCGCGCATCCGATATCTGGCGCGAAGTGGCCTCGCTGTTTCGCCCACCTGGCCGGTTACCAGTAGCGGAAGCCATCAGGCGTTATATGCGGGTACCACGGGGAGCCAATACTTCCGGTCCGTGGGAGTCATCGCTGACGCCCTATATGATTGACCCCATTAATACATTATCAGCCCGTGAATATGACGCGGTGGTGTTTGTGGGACCTGCGCGAACCGGGAAAACCGAAGGGCTGATTGATGGCTGGATTGTGTACGGCATCATCTGTGATCCGGCGGATATGCTGGTGGTGCAGATGACCGAGACAAAGGCGCGTGAGCATTCCAGAACGCGTCTTTCCAGGACGTTTCGCCACAGTCCGGAGGTCAGTAAGCGCCTCAGCCCTTCCCGTAATGACAACAACGTCCACGACAAAATGTTTCTTGACGGCTCATTCCTGAAAATTGGCTGGCCGTCGATCACTGTATTTTCCTCTTCGGATTACCGTCGTGTGGCGCTGACGGATTATGACCGTTTTCCTGAGAACGTCGACGGTGAAGGGGATGCCTTCACCCTGGCCTCAAAGCGTACCACCACCTTTATGTCCTCGGGGATGACCCTGGTCGAAAGTTCGCCCGGGCGGGATATCACTGACACCAAATGGCGCTGTGGCGGCGCACATGAGGCACCGCCAACAACGGGGATCCTGTCACTGTATAACCGGGGAGACCGCCGCCGGTGGTACTGGCCGTGTCCGCACTGCGGGGAATATTTTCAGCCGGTGATGGATAACATGACCGGTTACCGGAATAACCCTGATTTTGTGGCTGCCGGGCAGGCGGCCCGCCTGATGTGTCCGCACTGTCGCGGCCTGATTGCTCCGGAACAGAAGCGTGAACTGAATAACCAGGGGATCTGGCTTCGTGAAGGTGAACGGGCGGCGGCGGACGGCAGTATCACCGGAACGCCACGAAATTCCCGGATTGCGTCATTTTGGATGGAGGGGCCGGCTGCGGCGTTTCAGACCTGGGAACAACTGATTTTTAAACTGCTGGCGGCAGAAGAAGAGTATGAGCGAACCGGCAGTGAAGAGACCCTGAAAGCGGTGGTGAACACCGATATCGGACGACCCTATCTGCCCCGTTCAGCCACGGAACAGCGTAAAAGTGAACTGCTTGAACAGCGTGCCGAGCCGTTTCCCCGGCGATCTGTGCCGGATGGTGTGCGTTTTATTGAGGCAACGGTTGACGTACAGGGCGGTAAAAATCGCCGTTTTGTTGTGCAGATCACCGGATACGGAGAGCAGGGGGAACGCTGGATTGTTGATCGCTACAACATCCGGCATTCACTGCGCTGCAGTCCCAACGGTGAAAGTCTGCCGGTTGATCCGGCGGCATATCCGGAGGACTGGGATTTGTTGCTGACGGATGTGTTCCATAAAACATGGCCGCTGGCTTCTGATCCGGATGTGCGCATGCGTCTGATGGCCATGGCGGTGGATACGGGAGGGGAAGCCGGGGTGACAGATAACGCCTATCGTTTCTGGCGTCGTTGCCGGAGTGACGGACTGGGCAACAGGGTGTTTCTGTTCAAGGGGGATGGTCTTCGCCGTGACAGGCTGATTAACCGTACCTTCCCGGATAATACCGGCAGAAGTGCCCGCCGTGCCAGAGCCAGTGGCGATGTCGCGCTGTGGCTGGTTCAGACGGATGCGTTTAAGGACCGTGTAAATAATGCCCTGTGGCGTGACACACCAGGGCCGAACTATATCCACTTTCCCGACTGGCTGGGGCGGTGGTTTTACGATGAGCTGACCTATGAAGAGCGCGGCAGTGACGGAAAATGGCGAAAACCGGGCAGGGGCGCTAACGAGGCGTTTGACCTGCTGGTTTATGCGGATGCGCTTGCCGTTCTGCATGGTTACGAAAAGATCCGCTGGCCCTCCGCACCGGACTGGGCACAGCGGGAAACGTGGCTCGTCTTCCCGCAGGAGCGTTCTGGTGAAACGGTATCCCCGGAACTGACGGCCGGGGCAGAAAAACGCCGTCGCCGGAAGAAAAAACTGCGGACGGAGCGTGCGGAAGATAATCCATGGATAACATCAGGAGGCTGGTTGTGAGCACAGAAGAAGCCAGAGAAATGATACAGCGGTACCGTGAAGCGGAAATGGCCGTACTGGAGGGGAAGTCTGTCACCTTCAACGGGCAGCAACTGACGCTGGAAAGCCTTTCTCAGATCCGCGCCGGACGTCAGGAGTGGGAACGCAGGCTTGCCGCGATGGTGAGCCGCAGGCGGGGAAAACCAGGATTTAAACTGGCGAGGTTTTAATGGCAATTATTGATGATGTGATAGGCGTGTTTTCCCCCGGGTGGAAAGCAGCCAGACTGCGTTCAAGGGCGTTAATCATGGCCTATGAGGCGGTGAAACCGACCCGGACACATAAAGCCCGGCGGGAAAATCGCTCTGCCGATCAGCTCAGTAAATACGGTGCGGTTTCCCTGCGGGAGCAGGCCCGTTTTCTTGATATCAATCATGACCTGGTGATTGGTGTGTTTGACAAGCTGGAAGAGCGGGTGATTGGTGCCAGGGGAATTATTGTGGAGCCTCAGCCATTACGAAAAAACGGGGAAATGGCGGCAGAGCTGGCTGCGGATATCCGCCGGTTGTGGGCTGAATGGTCCGTGAGTCCGGATGTGACAGGGCAGTATACCCGTCCCGTGCTTGAACGTTTACTGCTGCGGACCTGGCTGCGGGATGGTGAAGTGTTTGCGCAGATGGTCAGTGGTGCGGGAAACGGTCTGGAACGGACGGCGGGAGTGCCATTCTGGCTTGAGGCGATGGAGCCGGATTTTGTTCCCATGCGCACTGATGAATCCGCCGGGCTGAATCAGGGGGTTTTTCTTGATGAGTGGGGAAGACCGAAAAAATATCTGGTTTATAAAAATTATCCGGTCAGCGGCCGGCAGAGTGATACGAAAGAAATCGCTGCCGGAAAAATGATCCACCTGAAGTTCACTCGTCGTCTGCATCAGACGCGAGGCTCATCTATGTTATCGGGGGTGCTGATGCGGATCAGCGCCCTTAAGGAGTATGAGGATGCGGAACTGACAGCGGCGCGTATTGCTGCGGCGCTGGGACTGTATATCCGTAAAGGTGACGGACAGGACTATGAAGATCCGGGGATCAAAGAAACCGAGCGGGAAGTCCATATCACCCCGGGTATTATTTATGACGATTTGCGCAAGGGCGAGGATATCGGCATGGTCAAATCTGACCGTCCCAATCCCAACCTTGAAACTTTCCGCAACGGCCAGTTGCGTGCAGTGGCAGCTGGCAGTCGTCTGAGTTTTTCCAGTGCGGCGCGTAACTATAACGGCACCTACAGCGCCCAGCGGCAGGAGCTGGTCGAGTCCACGGATGGTTACCTGATCCTGCAGGACTGTTTTATTGGCGCGGTAACCCGCCCGGTGTACCGGACATGGCTGAATATGGTGGTTGCGGCAGGTCTGCTGAAAATTCCGGCGGATGTGGAGATGAAAACGCTATATAACGCGACGTATTCCGGTCCGGTGATGCCGTGGATCGACCCGGTTAAGGAAGCTGAAGCCTGGAGAATTCAGATCCGGGGTGGTGCAGCGACAGAATCTGACTGGGTGCGTGCCGGCGGGCGCAATCCGGATGAGGTCAAACGTCGCCGCAAGGCTGAAATTGATGAAAACAGCAGACTGGGGCTGGTCTTTGATACTGACCCCGTCAACGACAAAGGAGGCAACAGTGCCGGAACTGAACGACAGTATCAGCGTGACACCGAAAGCCAGCATGAAGAATAAATCCTGGTTCAGGATGCAGGCTGGGGGGCCGGGTGACGCGGATATTTATATTTATGACGAGATTGGTTTCTGGGGAGTTACCGCGAAGCAGTTTGTCAGCGAACTGAATGCACTGGGTGATATCACCCACATTAATCTCCATATCAATTCACCGGGTGGCGATGTCTTTGAAGGCATCGCCATTTTTAATGCCCTGAAAAATCAGGGGGCGACCATTACCGTGTATGTGGATGGCGTTGCCGCCTCGATGGCATCTGTGATTGCGATGGCCGGTGATACGGTCATTATGCCGGAAAATGCCTTCATGATGATCCATAAGCCATGGGGATTCAGTGGCGGGGATGCTGAGGATATGCGCAGTTATGCCGATTTGCTGGATAAAGTCGAATCGGTACTGTTGCCAGCCTATGCGCAGAAAACCGGAAAAACCACCGATGAAATTGCCGCCATGCTGGCGGATGAAACCTGGATGTCCGGTGCCGAATGTCTGGCACACGGATTTGCTGACCAGGTGACACCCGCTGTTGAGGCAATGGCATGTATTCAGTCAAAACGTACAGAGGAATTTAAAAAGATGCCGGAATCCATCCGAAACATGATTACTCCGCCACGCAACAGTGCCCCGCGTGATACCACAGTGACAATCCCTGCACCGGCGGTAACAGAACCATCACCGGTACCGGCAGTGTCTGATGAGGCGACCATTCGCGCCCGCGTTATGGCTGAGCAGAAAGCCCGCATGTCAGGCATTAACGATCTGTTTGCCATGTTCGGCGGTCGCTATCAGACGCTTCAGGCACAGTGCGTGGCTGATCCTGACTGTTCGCTGGAAATGGCCCGTGAACGTCTGCTGAATGAAATGGGCAAGGAGTCCTCGCCGACCAACAAAAACACACCGGCCCATATTTATGCCGGAAACGGCAATTTTGTGGGAGACGGGATCCGCCAGGCGATGCTGGCCCGTGCCGGATTTGAAAATGTCGAGAAGGATAACGTCTATAACGGGATGACCCTGCGTGAATGGGCTCGTATGTCACTGACGGAGCGCGGTATTGGGGTGGCCAGTTATAACCCCATGCAGATGGTCGGGCTGGCGCTGACGCACAGCACCTCTGATTTTGGCAATATCCTGCTGGATGTGTCGAACAAGGGGCTGATCCAGGGCTGGGAGGAATCAGAAGAAACCTTCCAGAAGTGGACCCGTAAGGGACGCCTGTCAGACTTCAAAACAGCGTATCGCGTGGGGATGGGCGGTTTTGGTTCTCTGCGTCAGGTTCGTGAGGGGGCGGAGTATAAATACATTACCACCTCAGATCGCAAGGAGACCATTGCTCTGGCCACCTACGGGGAGATTTTCTCCATCACCCGCCAGGCCATTATCAATGATGATCTGAATATGCTGGTGGACGTGCCGATGAAGATGGGGCGTGCGGCGAAGGCAACGATTGGTGACCTGGTTTACAAGGTGCTGACGGATAACCCGAAACTGTCCGACGGTAAGGCGCTGTTCCATGCCGATCACAAAAATATTGCCACCGGGGGGATCTCTGTTTCCGGACTGGATGCGGCCCGTCAGATGATGCGCCTGCAGAAAGAAGGCGATCGCGCCCTGAATATCCGCCCGGCCTTTATGCTGGTACCGGTGGCACTGGAGACGGTGGCGAACCAGACCATCAAATCGGCCAGTGTGAAAGGGGCGGATGCAAACGCCGGTGTTATTAACCCCATCCAGAATTTTGCTGAGGTGATTGCGGAAGCGCGTCTTGATGCGGCAGATCCGAAAACCTGGTATCTGGCGGCGGCACAGGGCACTGACACCATTGAAGTGGCCTGGCTGGATGGTGTGGACACGCCATACATTGATCAGCAGGAAGGTTTCACCACTGACGGCATTGCCACAAAAATTCGTATTGATGCCGGTGTGGCACCGCTTGACTGGCGCGGACTGGTGCGTTCGTCGGTGGCCTGATAACCGCGTTATCACAATCACTGCCCGAAAGGGCTTTTTTTATGCCTGAAAAACAGCCCCACAGGGGCTGTCCGGAGAAACAGCATTATGGCGAAAAATTTTGTACAGGACGGTACCACCATTGAACTGGTGAATGCCGGAGATCAGACCATCCTGAGCGGTGCTGCGGTGGTGGTCGGCAGTATGGTGGCCGTGGCCATTACCGATATTCCTGCCGGTGA